GGTCACGACTCGATTGCGTCCCATCTTCAAATGAATTTTTACTTGATGTTGAAGGCTCAAATGAGTCTTGAAACAATCGGAAATATGATCCCGTGGGAGAGAATAATTTACGTTAATCTCTACATACAGGACATTGAGAAAGAAAGAAAGGAAATAGAGAAGGGAAGAGCATAATGGCTGAATTTGAAGGACTAGACCCAAACTCCGAACGAGATGAAATCAGAGATATTATCTCGGCTTTGTCGCAGGGTAATGCGGGTGAAGATAAACTTGAAAAAGATATCTCAGACATCAAAAGTAATGTTGATGTAATCGTATCTAAAACAATGACTGGTCCCTCAAAGGAAGAGCGAGAAGAGGATGTTCGGCAACAAAGGAGTAATGCTAACTATTTGGCTAATCTCTTAGCGGAAAAACTTTTTAATGTTTTTGGTTCGCAACTTGAAAAACTTAAAGAAATTGCCGAGAACACTAGACCTCTCTCCGAAGAAAGATTTAAAGTTCCCCTTTTGCCCTCCCTCGCCGCGAGTGC